TATTTCTGCATTATTTTGAATCTTAATTTTGTCAGTACCATTTGTACTGTCATGTATTAAAAACGTACCACCATTAGTTATTAGTTTATAGTCTGGATTATTGTCCGAGTCAGTAAAAGTAATTGTTGGTGTAGCACTTGTGATAGTATAATTACCACTACCCAAACCTCCTGTTGTAACTACAGCTTGAGAGCCAAAGTCAGGAGATATTTTAGTTCCAGCTATTGCAGCAGATGATGTCACGTCTGCGTTTACTATTGTTAAGTTTCCAGAAACGTTTGAATCTGTAACCTTTACGTCTGAAGGTAAAGTACCAGCAGCAATCTTACCTACTGCTATAGAGTCATTACTTAGTCTACCAGCAATAGAAGCGGAAGATACGTTAGCCATATCTTCTGCTGCTACTGGATGACCACCAGCAGTTGAGCCGTCGTGTACGACAAGAGTTTCTTTGTCTGTATCTACTGTAACTTCACCCTCGGCTCCAGTAAAGCTACCATGTTGTGTGGTTGTACCACGTCTTAATTTTAATAATTTTGCCATTATGCTATTGACCCGAAGTCTAGGGTTAAGTTAGTTGTTGTTATTACGTTAGGTGCGATAGTTTGTCCAGATATAAGACTTACGATTTCTGATGCTGTTTGATCTGCTGTTGCATTTGCTTCTATACCGTCAAGTTTTGTACCATCAGCAGCCACATCTCTACCGTCCACTGTTCCAGACACGATAATGTTTGCGTTAACTGTCTGGCTACCAGTAAATGTGTTAGCACCTAGACCGGCTAAGTTACCAGTAGCTGTAACACCACCTTGCCAAGATGAACCGTTATATACTCTTAACTCATTAGATGTAGTGTCAAAGTATAGATCTCCTTGATCTAAGCTAGAAGTAGGTGCAGAACTTGCTATACGATATGTATTAGCAAAACTGTTTACGTTACTTATATTACTTGCAACTGTGTTTACATTAGATATAGAACCAGCTACAGAGTTTATATTACTAGCATTAGATACTGCACTGTTTATGTTACTTGCATTACTATTTACGCTATTAACATTAGATATATTACTACCTACTGAGTTAACATTAGATATAGAACCAGCAACTAAATTTATGTTTGTAGCGTTGGAAACAGCACTATTAATATTTGTAGCGTTGCTAACAGCAGCATTAATATTAGAAGAGTTAGCTTGTACGGCGTTAATGTTGGTTGCATTGCTATGTACGCTGTTGATATTAGATGAGTTACCAGCTACACCAGTAACACTTGATATATTATCAGATACAGTTTTGATTGGATCATCTTTAACTGTAATAGTATTACCCATACCACTATGAGCAGTACAGTAATAAGCAAAACTTGTCGGTTGAGACTCTGGTACTACAAGTTGGACTTTTGCACCAGCTTGTCCCTGAGTGCCAGTAACAGTAACACCAGTATTATAAGCACTACCTCCGCTTGAGAAGCGTAGTGGGTGCGATGCGTTTGAGTTGTCACTTACATCGAATGTATATGTCCAGCCTTTGTATAATGTTAGTGCAGGCTTATCTACACCATCAATAATAAATTTACCTGTGGCTGCTGTAACGGTAAATGTTATTTCATCTTCTAGTGCATCTGCAACTATGTCAAGTGACCCGTTAGAGCTACCTGTAGATACAGCAGATGTAATAAGACCTAGATCTTCACTGTATGTTATTGCACCTGATACAATAGCTACATCATCAAGAACTGACTGAGATGGAGTAATAATAGAAAACGCACTACCTGTATATACAAGTAAGTTATCGTTAGAACTATCATACCATAAGTCACCTTCTTGTAGTGATGAACCATCAGCTCGTTGTGTAGGCTCACTACTACTAATAATATAAATATCAGAGAAGTTATTTATGTCTGCTACGTTTGTAGCTGCTGTAGATATAGCACTAGCTATGCCTGCAACTGTTGTAACCTCTGTAGCCTTGGGTACAAGCCTATGAAATGAGTATTCGTGCAGTGTGCTTGTAGATTCTACTAAAAATCCAAAGCCTGTAGGTATCGCAGCTGAAACACCAGTTATAGTAATATCAGCATTGTTAGCTAAGTTACCATTAGTTATTGTAACTGTTGTACCACTAGGAGTTAATGTAGTAGATGCTGCCTGTATACTAAGTATAGCTGCCTGTCCTGTAGAACCTTGTGGGTTTGTATTAGGAAAGTGCTGCTCACTTGTTATAGCTGTAAAACCGCCAACGTCATCAATAAGGTCAACAATACGAGCATTGATAGCACCAGTTGTAGCAATGTGAGTATCAGCTGATGACCATGTATCACCACTAGCTATAGTCTCAGTAGAATCCTGTCTAAAGTATCTGGCGTCTGACTCTGTTTCTGTAAAATATCTACTATCCGTAGAAGTAGTATTGATTTCAGACAAAGTTAGTTTGTCAGATTGTAGTAGTGTTTTTATCTCACTAGCAGTCTGATCGGCTGTAGCTGCTGTTTCTATATTAGCTAGCTTAGTCTGCTCTGCATCACTAAACTCGTTAGTGTTAGCGTTTGCTTCGTATGCAGTTTTTATTTCTGCGTTAGTTTGGTCAGCTGTAGCATTAGGCTCTATAGCATTTAGCTTACTATGGTCAGCATCTGTAAAAACATTACTGTCTGTAGCAGCTTCTACAAGTACTCTTATTTCTGCTGCTGTCTGGTCATCTTTTGCACCTACATCAATGCCATCTAGTTTACTACCATCTGTTGCTACATCTCTACCATCTACAGTACCAGATACAGCAATGTTACCTGTAACTGTAAGAGCACCTGTTGCAGCTGTGCCTGATGTAGATAGGTTTTGTGAGCCAAATGCTGGTGTTACTTTAGTACCAGCTATCGCAGCTGACGCATTAACATCAGCATCAACTATAGTACCATTTACTAGGTTAGCACTCGCTACTGTGATGTCTGTAGGTAAAGCACCACTACCAAGTTTAGCTAGCGTAACAGAATCATCAGCTAATTTAGTACCAGCTATATCGGCACTTGCGTTAATATCAGCATTAACTATTGTACCATCAACTAAGTTAGCACTTGCTACAGTTATATCTGTAGGCAAAGCACCGCTACCTAGTTTTGCCATCGTAACATTATCATCAGCTATCTTAGCTGTGATGACAGCATCTTCTCTGATCTTAGCAGATGTTACTGCTGAGTCTTTTATTTTAGATGTTTGTATTGTTTGGTTCTGCTCTTCTTGTGCAGAATACAATAACTGTTTGTTGTTAATGTTAAGATCACCAGCTTTAACTGATGCCCCTGCTGTAAATGAGGCTTTTGCACTATCTACATCTGTATCACGAAAGATACGAATTTGTGTAGGAGGGTTAGTACTTTGTGGTATGTGGTTAGTTCCACCGGAACCACTGTTGTCTATAAAGACTACGTCACCGCCACCGGTTGTTGAGTAGCCAGTTATATTATAGTGTGTGCCGACTGATTTAATAACTTCATCGACTTCTACTTTAATATCGGCTTCTTTAATGGAAGGAAAGGAAAACGACTTCGTAGCGTTTCCATCTCCATTATAATCTACGAAAGTTGTTGCCATTACTTATACATTGTAAGAAGGTTGTTGGATTCTGATTTTTTATATTCTTGTTGTAGTTTTTTCTGTTTTTGCTCACTAATTAGAGCCATTATATCTTGTCTATATTTAATGTCATTCCAAGCTAGTCTTCTAACTTCTTTAAACATTCTGTCTATCATAATATTATGGTAGTAATCTCTAGCATTATATTCTGCACGTTTACCGGCACGTATATCAGATCTCATAAGTTTCATAGAGGCAATAGCTTTAGGGTCTCGAGCTAGTTTTTCTAGTTGAGCTTCTAAATTATATTTACCTATAGCTTGTTGAAACTGAGATCTTATACCTGCATCATCAGTTAAATTAGTACCGTCAGGTGCATAGAATGTACTGATTCTTAAATCATAACCACTGTCAAATAAAAACTGCCTGCCGACGCTTTGATCCATGTTTAGTTGTACAGGACTAATCATGTTAAATGCACGAGTCATAAAGTCATGTTTTTTAAGTGGTTGACCATTTAGCATATCATACTTGATAGGTAACCCTTCGATACCGGGTAAAATCTCAGTAGCTAAGTTACGGTTTTGCCAAGACTGGAATACACCAGAATTAATTTCACGCATATGTGGGCTAATTAATTTACCTATTTCAT